CTATTTAAACATTCCTGTACCTTCATATTTACACCACCTTTCAACAAATAAAAGAAGGGCCTAGAGTTAACTAGACCACTTCTTTCTTCATCGTCAAATAATAATATTTACCATGAATCACGCAAATATAATATACCATTCCAGCATACTTAAACGCATATGTTATACTGCTACTATCTTGACAAATAGCTTCGGAACATCCAAGGAAAATATCTGCTTGTTTTACAGTAATTTTCTTATCTTTTATTTCCTCATTTCCAAAACTGGAAATAAACTTTTTCATCCATTCATTCGGGCGAATCTTCTTTATTTGAGAATGAACCAAAACATCATAGATTGAGTTAAACTCAATAAGAAGTTCATTCATTTCTTTATCGGATACCTCTCCAATTGATTTTTGAATCTTCTTCCTAACCTTCTTGTACTTAGACATCAATACATTAAACTTCTTAGAATCTCTTGCAACATAGAAAAGACCAAACATATCATTTATCATTTTCTTTTTCCCCTTTTCTTTTACTATATACAGTATACCATATCATTTTATATTTGTCAAGTGCTATTTTAATCACTTGACCATGTTCCTTCGTCCCAACCTTTGATAAATCCGGTATCAGAATCCCAGCCAAACAAAGGCTTATCTTGAATTGTATAATTCACTCGAACACCAGAAGGTTTTGGTAAAATATATCCATTCAACAATAAAGCAATTCTTTCTGGTGTGCTATTCGGATCAATAATTGCTACTGTCATTGACATATCTTGACCATCTATCAACTGATATGAAACAGAGGGAAACATAGTATCAATTATTTTTATTAAACCTTCATTTGAACCATTCCAATGATTAGCTAAAATTCTAGCTTTTAAAACAAGTCTAAATGTATCATCGGACAAAATCGAAGGGATATCTGGATCATCAACTGGCAACTCTCTACTTAAATCTAAAAGTTGTCCTATTTTGTCTAACTGATCTCCAACCGCTGTATCTAAAATAAACACAGTATTAAAATCGTTTAAACAATCAATAATCGGGCTAATTTCGTCTAATAATGTTTTTACATATTCATTAAACAAAGGTTTATCCGCATATTGTGAGGTGATTAGTTGTAAATACAACTCATTTGTATCTGGCATACTAGCTCACCTCTATTGTAACCATTTCTGGCGTTGTATTAGCCGCATTATAAAATTGTTGCATAACATCTGCGTCACTCCATGGGCCTGTTGAAACTGTTGCAAATTGAACATTTAACACAGAGTAAGCAGGATTTTTAATGCTTTCCATTGCGGAAGTAGCTACACTCCATATAATGGACTTATAAACATTATCGCCCAATTCCATGTTTAAAATATAATCACTGATTGCATCCTTTATTTTTGTCTGGTACTCTTCATTATATCCAGCTAACTTTTTAATACTTACTTTTACATATATATCATTATATGTAGGTTTATAATATCGAATAATAAATACATTTCCTCCAACAGAAGTTAATTGAACTTCTGTCGTTCCATTTGTATAGCAACCGGGCGTTTTCTTATTATAAATTGCAGTTGCTATCTCTGTTTCTTCGCCGCCCTCCACTACAAAAGTAATAGAATGTGCTGGTAGGCCGGCTGGAATACCGGGCGGTTCTGTTCCTGTGCTTTCGTTTCCGGTGTCATTTTCATAGCCTTTTACGCGCTTTACCTCTGATATAGCAGTTATTCCCGCTTCTATACTTTCAAACACAGTTAAAGATGGTGCTCTTGTTGCAATTTCAAAACGTGCCCTTAACTCTGCGTCTGTTTCAACATCTGTCCCAGGAGCGGCGGCTTGATTATTTGTTACGCCATACCATCCATAAATAGGTGTACCAATAATTGTTATTGTATTCGGCAATGCCTCTATTTCGCCCTGTTCTTGTGATATCGCTTCTACTGTAATAGTTCCATTACTAGGGATTTCAACAGAATCAGGGAGTAACCAAACATTTCCGTTTTGATCGTGTGCTTCTCCTTTTGTAATTACCGTTGATGGATCGCCCGTTAATGTTAATTGCACGGTTGAAGCTGTTGCAGGTTTGCGACGAATTCCAGCATAGGCGACTACATTATCAAGCCCGACCCCTATAGCATTTAATGGAGTACGATTGTTATATACCACTTGTGCCAAGCTATAAGCATCATAAATTTTTCTTGCCATAATACTAATTTGCTGATAATCCATTGTATCTTGCTCAATATAAATATCATCACCGAAAATTGTTTTCATTTTGTCTATTAAATCGTCTCTAATATCAGAATACAAAGGAATATGTAATCCTGAAACATCTATATAAGGCTCAAAATATGGCATATTAAACAATCACCTCCACGCTTGCCTCACCAAAATCTGTCGTTACATTTACAATAAAAGAAATCCCTCTTGTATCATTTATATCTACTTCAACATTATCAACACTTCTTACCTCTTCTACCTCTAGTATTCTTTGAGTAAGTAAAACTGTTGCACTTCTTTTAATAGAATCTGGATTCATTTGCCCAACAATAGATTGAAACATGGGAATTCCATCGCCAAGATTTTCCCACCATTCACCATAAAATAATAAAACTTTTGTTCTAATTCTTTGGCAAATTGCTTCTATTCCATCTATAAAATCAAAGGAATTTGTACCAAAGGAATAATCATATTCTCCTGTCATTTTTCTTACCCTCAATACAAACACCTCCATTCTCAACCTACAATTTCTTCTAAAGCCGCTATTCTTTCCTCATGATTATTTAATCTTGCAACTATCGAATCAATTGTTGTTGTATATTTAGTTGTATTAAACTTTATTCCTTCTTCACTTATTTCTATTGCATTTCCTGTTTCTGTATTCAGTAAAGATAAACAATTCGCACTAGGCTTTGTTTTTTCTAAACTTAATTTCTCTTGATTTTTTAAACCAAATATTGCAATACCATCTGATAAATCATGCCGTCTTATTTCAACAGGATTTTGCACATTTCCTTTTAACCACCAATTATCAATGGATAAATCAGAAAATATTACTAAGCATTCATCACCTTTTTTTATTGGAAATGAAATTACATATCCCCCAACCTGTTGAAAAAGTATAGGTACATTTATCAACAAAGGATATTGCACATACTTTATAATACCATTTAATTCAATCGTTCTTTCTCTAATTGTCGGTTGTGCTTCTATTGTTTGTTTATCTGCATCATACGACTGCACAACACAGGGTAAGGCAACATGAATTCCAAAACCTATTGATGAAATTAAACGCTGATACAATTCGTTATCTGAACCATATAATTCTGAAATTTGCATGTTTCCTCACCTCCTTTATTATAACATATTCAAAACTATTTGTCAACATAAATTTACCAAGGATATAGAGAACTACCAGACATCATATTGGGTAACATACCAGTTTGCGAAATAGCTTGTATTTCTGTTACCCAATCATTTCCCCTTGTATCTCCCCTATGTGTCATTTGGATTATACGATAAATTCCTGCTTTATCCAAAGATCGAACAGGCTGGCCTTGTTGGTACTGATAATTTGTAATTTTTGTATTATCAATATGAAACAAAGAATTGATATGCAACATCGGATTTAAAAGAACTTCACATTCTATCCCGATATCGTTTTGTACCGGAGTTCCGATCAAACCAGTTTCAGGGCCAAATGAAGGAATATAAGAATCTATATAATCTTCCGCACCAATTATATTTGCTTTCCCATCCTCTATATAATATGTTGCATTTTCACTTTTTGCTATCTGATTTAAAAAATCACGCGACATACCAAACAAAACCTTGCCGCGTGGATATTTAATATTAAAATTTGTTAACTGACCAACCCCAACAGAATATGAACTTTTTTCTAACAAAGTAGTGACAGCATCACGCGCACTTTGTTGTGCAACTAGAGCAACGCCCACTAAACCATAAGTTGCATATCTGTCTGAATCCATCGAAACAAGAGTAAGAATATAGTCAACACCATTTTCTTTGCTTCTCAATGGCTGAATAATATTGCCCTCAAAAATTTTACCATACTGTGAACCTGTATAACCAGCTTCAATTACAATCCTCTGACCTTCTTTAATTATCTTATTTTCATCATTTGGATTTAAATTGTATATTTTCAATATACTTTTATTAGGATTTAAATATGCTGTTTTGGTAATCTCAAATGAACACCTTAATTCCGATACATCAAAAGATTTATTATTTCCTAAATCAACAAAAATACGATACCTTCTACCATAAAGCCAATCCCCAAGCACACCTTTTACATCTTTTACTTCATAATATTCACCAGATGGGATAATAGCATCTGCCAATCCGCCAGAAGTGGAAGTAGTTGTACTTGAAGTTGTAACAGAAGAATTTGTATTATTTGTAGAATTTACATCAGCCGGATTTCCTGTAATATAACCTACTCCGTTAAATGTTTTCCCCTTTATTGTTCCTTCGTTTTTCATCCCCCACCATATAGCAGGGTTAATCCAATCATTACTATAATAGGATTTAAAATCAGAATTTGTACATACTCCAAAATGCAAATGCGCACCGCTACTGTTCCCTGTATTTCCCATTACACCAATTTTTTGTTTGCAATTAACCCTATCACCAACTTTTACAACAAAACTAGCTAAGTGTTGATATATATTACCATATCCGCTATCTGTTTTAACAAACACATAATTCCCCACGCCATTTCCATATTTGGCATGAGTTACAACACCAGATTCACAAGCAACGACGCTTATATCACCTTTTCCAACTAAGTCAATCCCTTTATGATCTGTACTAGCATACCCTTCTGATGTCTTTATTTGTCCCCTAATTCCAAACGGGGAAGTAACCACAAAATTACCAAGAAACGGATAGGCCCTCATAATTCTGCGTTATCCCCCCAAACTAAAATATATTTAACCCCAATGTCATCAACTATTGGCCTACAAAGTGTAGTTTCATCAACTGCAACAATATAAATAGAACCAAATTGACCATATTGTAATTGATATGCAATATCAGCTACTACACCTTTTGATTCTAACAAGGGTAAATTTGTAAACAATTCTTCTCTTGTATTTGCATCAATTAACGAAAATGACCAATATAAGCCCTGATAATTATAATTTAAATTTGCTTCAAAATCTCTATTTTTCCCATTAACCGGAACTGTGAAAGTAAAGTTCTGGTTAGGGGAATTATTTAATGGAATTTTATACATTTTTAATTCCCCCTAACCTTGTAAACCATACGGATCAAAACCCAATTGATATAATAAACTTTCGTCCTCTTTTATCGTTGTATCAACTGCTTGTAAATTCCCACCATTTGTCGAGCCCGTTGTCTGTTCAGCAGAACTTATTTTAACCGTTTTTACTCGTGCAACAGGTAACTCAGTTAATGTAACTTCTACATTTAACCCTGCATATGTATCTGCGCTATTTTTTGCAACTAATTTTTGAATTATCATATTCTGAAAAATTCCCAATCTTACAACAACAGAAACGGGAATTCTATCTGATTGCATTTTTTGTAATATTTCAAAAGCTGTTACAGATCTACTCCAACCTCCCGTAAATTGACCGGGAACTAAAGATTGGTGAACGTCACTCATTTTTACATTCATTACAATTTGTCTAGGTTTTAAATATGCATGATCTGTAATGGCAACTCCTGTTTCAACTGGATTACTTGTTATCTCTAATTCGGAATTGATTGTATCGTCTATAAAACCATCAAAAAAATAGCCGCCTATATTTGTTTTACAATAAAGGAGGGCCTCATATGTCATACCCTCAGTATTTGTTGCACTCCTTGATAAATAACCGCTAGGCATATAACGCCCTCCTTCCAACAAACTAATTACCAAACGAACTAAACCAAGGTCGCATATTTGTTAAATTTTGTGTGGTCTTATCTGCAATTGTTTGTTCGGATTGCCCAGGTGCCGCATAAACATTTATTGTATTTGTTTGTGTATTTGTCTGGTTTGTTGTTCCTCTGCCAGCGCCATAGCTACCACTAAAAGAGCCAGCACCAGAAGCTACCGCCGCATCTTGTTTACCAGATTCATAATTATAACCAGTAAAATTAGAAACAGGTGTGAAGAAATCAGTTCCCAACAAAGTATTTAGAGCATTTGCAGGAGCATCCAAAATGCCCATACCAACATTAGCGGCTGTTTTCCACCCTCTTACGTTTCCTTCTTCATCCATTGCCGTAACTTTTCTAAACCAGCTATTTTCATTTAATTTATCGAAATTACCAGTTAACACAAGAACTAAATCTAAAATCCATTGTAACAAGCCAACAATTGTTTCAAATGTACCAATCAAAATATCAAGGGCTTTTTGTAAAACCCCTGTATCTTCGGCCCAGCCAAGAAATTGTAGAAATAAATCTCCCAGCGCTTTGGCAACGTCGCCTACTGTTGTAAATAAAGTTTCTAATTTTCCATTTACTACATCTAATTGTGAAAAATCTAAATTTTTACCAATACTAGACAATTGCTCCCACAACGGCCCTAAAGATGATTTTCCACCTCTCTGCCATGTTTGG